CATATAGCTTTCTCCTATATTTTAATTTATGTCTACCTCCACAGGATAATACTTTTCTAATTTACGATCCCACTTTAGTAATTTAAATCGACCTCGATTTAAACTAGCTGCAACAGCAGATACGATTGATATAATAGATGGATCTCCTAAACACAAGAGGTAATCATCATCTGAAAAATTTTTTAATTTATTTTTCAGGGCATGTATTACAGGTTGTGAGCTAATAGCAAGTTGATCTTTTCTTGGGAGCAACTCTTTAAAATCACCAAACCTAAGAGCGTCTGTCATATCAACTCCTGGTTTTTCTTGTATCACGTATACTGTCATAAGCTTTCTAAATTTACATATAAGACTTGTAAAATAGAAAAACAAGTATTAAATATAAAATTAGAAAGAAAGAAGAGGACATTATGGATTATCCGTTTAAAACTGTGCCTTATGCACATCAAAAAACTGCGTTGGAAAAGTCATGGGATAAAGATGCCTATGGTTTATTTATGGAAATGGGAACAGGTAAATCAAAAGTTTTACTCGATAGTATGGCTATGCTGTATGACCAAGGCCACATCAATGGTGCTTTAATTATTGCACCAAAGGGAGTGTACCGTAACTGGCAGCGCCAGGAGATACCGACACATTTACCAGAACACATAGAAGATTTTACTGTTGCCTGGACCCCGACTCCTAATAAACTTGATAAGAGTTTATTAGAATCTATTATCAAGGACCCGAAAGATTTAACCATTGATATCTTGTTAATGAATGTTGAAGCACTTCGAACGATTAAAGGAGCACGGTTCGCGGAACGATTCTTAAAAGGACACAGAGCTTTAATGTGTGTTGATGAATCAACAACAATAAAAAACCCACAAGCGCAACAAACAAAAAATATTTTAAAACTTGGTACACTTGCGAAGTACAAAAGAATATTAACAGGATCACCTATTACAAAAGATCCGATTGATTTATTTTCGCAGTGTGAATTTTTAGATCCTAATATTTTAGGTTTCTCTTCTTATTATAGTTTTAAAAACAGATACTGCATACAAGTTAAAACAAATGTAGGAACACATACTTTTAATAAAGTTGTAGGTTACAGACATCTCGATGAGTTATCTGACATACTGTCAAAGTATTCATATAGAGTTTTAAAAGACGAGTGTTTAGATTTACCAGAAAAAATTTATACAAAAAGAATCGTTGAACTAACCAAGGAACAACAGAAAGCTTACAACGAGATGAAAGAGTTTGCGATTGCTGAAGTAGAGAAAGCAGGAACAGTTACAGCTACCACTGTTATGACACAATTACTTCGACTACATCAGATTAGTTGCGGACATCTTACCACAGAAGATAAAAAAGTTATCACATTTAAGAACAATCGTATCAAAGAGTTGATGAATATACTTGATGAAACCGATGGAAAGGTTATCATCTGGGCAAACTATCGACAAGATATTCGTAACATACGAGATGAGATACAAAAGGAATACGGGGTCGATAGTGTAGCCACATACTACGGAGATACACCGGATAAAGAAAGACAAGGCATTGTTGAAAAGTTTCAATCGCCTAGTAGTTCTCTTCGTTTCTTTGTTGGTAATCAACAGACTGCTGGATTTGGTTTGACACTTACAGCTGCTAATACTGTTGTCTATTATTCTAACAACTATGATTTAGAAAAACGTATACAATCAGAGGATCGTGCTCATCGTATCGGTCAAAAGAATAATGTGACATATGTAGATTTGATAGCAGAGAAAACTGTTGATGAAAAAATAGTTAAGAGTTTACAGAAAAAGATTAACATCGCTGCAAAAGTTTTGGGCGAAGATATAAGAGAGTGGTTGACATAGTAAATTAAATTCTTATATTGTCTTTTATATAGAAAGGTTTGTATGGATACATCAAAGTTTAAATCAGTTACAGTTCCAATTGAAACTTGGAAATTATTAAAAGAGATTGCTGATCGTGATATGCGTTCAGTCAGTATGGTGGTGGCATGGTTGGCATCACAAGAATTAACGAAACCTAAAAAGGAGAAAGCAAATGGGTAGAGTAAAACAAGAATTATTATTTATGCAAGAAAACGCCATGGATTTTTCAGCGATTGAATTTGCTAAAGAGTTTGGTGAAAACAACTTGGACATCTGGCTTGACGTTCAACATCAAGTTGGTCGTGATTATGGTGAAGCTAAAAAAGAATACCTTTTAGCGATGAAACCACAGGGATCTGCGTGAGCTTTTATTTTTGGTTGGTGTTGGCCTTAGCCCTTACATTTATTCTAGGTTTTAGAATCGCTTTGTATTGGGCTAATTACCGACATGAAAAAGAAATTTTAGCATTACGCTCACATTATGAAAAAAGATTGAGAGACAGAGAATGGGAGGCAAGACTACAATGAGATCAAGATTAGTGGAAGAGTATCTAAAAGTATCGAAGAAAGCTCTTCGAGATCCTAGAACAATTCAAGAGTTTGCTGTTCGCAAAAAATGGGACAGACTTCACCGAATACTATGGAGGCGCTATGGTTATATGCCATAATTGTAAAGGTAACGGATATGTACGAATTAGATTTGAAGCAGAAGAAGCCATTGAACAATGTCAAGTATGTCACTCGTCGGGCGAAGTTAAGGATGATGAATACTTTAAACAAACTTGGGATGATGGACATGGAGCTGCTAGCGTGTACTTTGGACCACCGCTCGAGGTTGAAGAGGGTGACGGCTTTAAAAACTACAAAATTTATCCAAAGTAAACCAGTCATAGAGCAAGGCCTCGAACACAATTACTCCTTTCGGTGTTCGGGGCTTTACTTATCTTTTAAATTATTCTATAATCTTGTACCAAAAGTGAGGTATTATGGTTAGATTACCAGATAGTCCTGTAAGCAGTATGCAAGAATGTCTAAAATGTGGCAGTATTTCCGTAAAATTTTGGAATAGTAACTATGATAGGTTGTATACTCGCGATGAATGGAACACGGTTCTCGAATCGGGTAGGGAAGCATTACGAAAGATTTTGGGTCCAGTTAAGGAAGATCCAAAGTTTTTCTATGATTAATATATTGTTTTAAAAGTAGATACATACTTTATAAAATTATTTTTTAATCATAATTAAGTAATTTAGTAATGTATTCAATTAACTTATTGAAATATATACATTAATTACATTACTTTTACATTACTTTTACATTACCTGCCTCGCAAAAAGGTAATGTAGTATATGTAATATACTACTAACTTTTAAAACATTATATAGGATTTATATAACTTTATGACTAAACGCCTTACACTCAAACAACTTAGATTTGTTAATGAATTAGTGGCAAATGATGGTGTAATTACACCAACTGAAGCTGCTAGACGAGCTGGTTACAATAAAAACAGAGCACATATATCAGCTAGTGAACTACAAAACCCACAAAAATATCCAGAAGTAGTTAGATATATTGATGAAATGAAAAAAGAATTGGCAAGCAAAACTGCCGTAACTTATGATCGACATGTTAGTAGACTAGACGAACTGTCCAGGAAAGCTGAAGAAAAAAATGCCTGGAGTGCAGCCGTTCAAGCTGAAAAAAACAGAGGTCAAGCTGCAGGATTTTATAACCACACACAAAACATCCACACACTAAACTCCATTGATACCATGAGTTTAGAACAGGTACAGTCCAGACTCAAAGACATACGCAAACTGTACGGAGATATTGTTGATGCTGACTTTACAGAAATAAAAGAAATAGAACATAAAGATGAGGGCTAAATGCCCTCAATCATCATATCTATATGACTCTGCTAGTTCATGTACCATATCAACGATTTGATCCAAGTTTAAATCGACAGTATGCTCACTAGCATTTAAAAGTTCTCTAACTTCTCTAATAAAATCTTCTTTAGTTTCCATCTTCTACTCCTCTATAAGTATTCCATATTTGTCAGATGTTAGACCTTTGTTTACTTGCTCAATATGACAATCTTCACAAAGATAGTCTCCATCATCATTAAACATAGCATCTGCTGTTAATTCTTTGCATTGATCACACTCTTCACATTGACATTCAAAACAAAGGTAACCCTCATATTCATCATTCTCTGCAGGAATTCTATTAACAAAACGCCCACTTCCAAATTGGGTGTCCTCATGACACCCAATACACTTATGTCCTATGTTAATAGTCATACTGTCTCCTCCTCTAATTTTTCATCACTATAATATTCTTTCGCAATTTCTAACTCATTTTGAAAAATATATTTGTAGTCATGATCTTCATGGTCAGAATAATAATCGCAATAGTGCATTAGGTCGGCAATAATATCAGCAGGTCTTGAAAACAACATTTTTTTATTGCGCTGAAAACCAAGTAACTTTCTAATTTTATTTGCTCTTTCTTTGTTAGTCATTATATTAAAATCCTCCTAATAATTTAATTAACATGAAGACACCAAAAGGAAGAAGATGATAGGCAAGTAACCTATCATCTCCCCATACTTTAATTATGTAATTAAGTATTGTCTTCATCACTTCCACTTTCCAGTAGTCGTTGTTCGTATTGTCTTATCAACCTGTTAATTTTGTAAGCAGTATCTTGGTCATCATCATTGACCGATACCCACACAGGTCTCAAAGATTTTAGTTCTTCGATAAATTTTACAAATTCTATCATTTCTCTTCCTCCTCTCTTTCAATCACTTCATCAAAGAAATGATTTTCAAATTTATTTCTTAAGCATTGTAAATCTACTAGATAACTTTTATCCAATAGGTCATTACCATTTTCTATTCTTAATCTTGTTATCTCTAACTCTTTATTGATAACATTGATTAAAACTCTTGTATCTATTGTGCTAATGTTCATTTTACTTTCTCCTTTTTTTCTCTATTAAGTAGCTTCAATTCATCTTCACGATACCATTCGAAACCATGTCCTTGAATATCATCTACGAGGTACATATTTCTGCAACCTCTCCCAATAATTCTCTCATGAATAAAAACACTCTCTTCAAGAGATTTTATTTCTACTAAGTCTCCTACTTTAAAAGCCATATCTTTCTCCTTTGTTGATGGGTTAAAGTGGGTAGTTTTACGCAACGCATGTGTTCAGATGGCACTACCCAAGCCCTTTGTGGTAGCTCACGCTATACACGGCTTTCCACAAACTCTTATATGTTCTGGGCTATGCCCCTCTCACGAAACCAGTCCTATAAAGTCTCTCTCATCTGCTCATCACAGCCCCCACTCATAATGAGGGTGATTAGGTTGCTAACCCTAACCCCTGCCGATATAGTCCTACGAATACATATTATTAAAATCTATACACCATATTAAAAGATAGTCAAAGATATTCTTTTATAAATTATTATTACTTTTCATGCTACTTTCCACCCTAGAAAATGTTACGCAAACCAGAGGCAAAATTTTGGCAATTAATCAAAAGAAATCTAACTGATATAGCTTGGACAAGGGTAGAAAATCGTAGCACTGCAGGGTTTCCAGACCTCCTTGGTTGTCATGAGAATTGTGGCTTCTTCACAGTAGAATTGAAAGTATTAAAAGGTAATAAATTATTGCTCACTCCACAGCAAATATCATGGAACTATAAATATTATCATAAAGGAGGAAGTTGTTTTATCCTAGCCACGCCCCTCGAACAGAGTACCATAAAAATCTATGGAGGAGGCGAGAGCAGGGAATTGTCGCTAAACGTACACAAAATTACCCCTCTACTCTCTGTTGATAAACCATTTGATTGGGGCAGGGTACACGAAACGTTGACCACGCCTCGCTAAACGTACACAAAACGCCCACAGCTACGCTAAACATACTCAATTATTCTTTGTTTATTTTTTTTTATATTCTATTCGCGCTCGCGAAGTTTGTTGATGATCCAAGTGATGGGTTTGATAATGATCCAGTAGATTAATATAATTATTATGCAGTATTCATATAACATTTTAATGTTTTTCATATGATATATTTTTTATTGAAGGATTCCAGCAGGCCCGGCAATCTAAGCAGCGCCCGCCCTGGTGCGATGCGTTGCAAGCTTCACCAATTGGAGCAATGCCTATAGTATGAACCGTTGAGGAATGCGCGTGAGTCTTTGAAGGCGCGCCGTTTATCATTGTTGCGCTCAATCTAATAACCAGGTTCGAAGGTATTACCCCGCCCGCTTCTTTAAACTCTTTTAAGATCTTAGCTTCTCTTGTTGGTAACCAATGAGAGACGCGGGGTGTACCGCTTGCAACATCACAGATCTTTTTTAAATGGTTAACGCTTTGTATGTCCCCGCTATCATGCCATCTAAAATAATGTTTTTCATATCTGTTAATTAAAAATATCATTGCATTAACCCAGCCTTTGTTGTTTAAAGATCTAAGCCGTAACGCGTGGCCCTTCTTTACGGATGGATAAAAGTAATTGGCTTTGAGCGCGTAACAATTGAAACATACAGAACCAGGGACGGCTTGAAGCTTTCCCCCGGTCACGCATTTTTTAGCGCTCAATCCGTAAGTATAACCAGGCATTTTTTTATTGCGGTTACTTATCCCGCCCCCGGTTATTTTATTAGCTTTTTTTACTGTTAACATATTTTTTTTCACTTTCCTGTTGACTTATGTTTTATTATCTTTTATATTCTTTTATATATTAATCAAGTGGAAAGAGAGTAAAAAAATGATTGATAAAGAAAAGTTAAAAAAAGGTAATACTTATATTATTAATAATGGTTTAGGCGCGCCAGTTAAGGCCAAGCTTTTGGAATCACCTAAGCAGGGCAAGGGCTGGAAGCAGGTTGTATTAATGCATGTATATGGTTCTTCAATTGGTTTTTTTGATGAAGCGGGCGGGGTATATACTAAAGATATACTAGAAGCATGTTAAAAAATCACGTTGCAATAATTAACGAAGGCACTTTGGTGAAATTTCAATTACTTACTGACGCTGCCGCGGATTGGTGGAATGATAACGTTGACGATTTCAACAAAGATATAAGGGCCAAAGCTGCCCGTCTTCGATACGTTGAGCATCGATACGCCAATGATATTTATCAAGGAATGCTGGAACACTTTGGAAAGTGACCGGCAAGAAAAGAGAGCAGCGCCCGCATCGCGGGCGCGCTAAACATTCACAATGTTTTTTCTACACTAAACATACACAAATAAAAAAATAATATTATTTATTTTTTTCTATGACTTCTCTAATTGTCTCTTTTCCAAACTTTGAAACATTTTGATTTTGATTTTGTTTTTTAACTTTTCTTGCGTGTATCTTAACACCTTCTGGATGTTCAGTGTCAATATTAACGACAACCTTTTCATCTGGTTTTAAATCTACACTTTCCATCTCAATAGCTTTTTTAGCAGCTTCAATTATAAGTTGTGCTGTTTCATTTTTATTTAGTGGAGAAGTATCAATCTTCTTTAGTCTTTCATATAGATCGACTATATCTTTTCTTATTTTACTCATGTTTACTCCTGGTTGAATTAGTTGGGGGCGATAACCGCCCCCTTTTTTCAACCCAACATTGAAAACTATTTATCTAATAACGTTGGGTTTTCTTCTAGTTTAGCTACTCTATAATCTTGCAAATATTGTTCACCTTTAAGATGACCAACCATTCGTTCCAGTTCAATTATTTGTGTTTGTTGTTTCTTTACCAGCTTTGATAAATCCTCAACAGTTTTATTGATTGCTTCCGCATATCCAACTAGCGTTGTATGCTTATCAACTTTCATTCTAATCACCTCCTTTCAAAAGTTCTGGGGGCAATGCCCCCAGCTGTCATGGTGCTTCAAGTGTTGCGGTAGTGTTGTTGATGGCATCCGAAATCCAATCACGAACATCATCCTCAAGGATTTGACACTCGCCAACAATGTCAATGACATCATCACGAGATAATTCGTGGCGAGATAAATCAGATACCTCGTTTTCAAGGTCTTCAATCCTTTGAAGAAGATTGCTTCTCTTGTCTAGCTCATTAGCTAGATAGACGGCAAGCTTCTGCAGGATTTCCTCAACCTTAACAACTTTATCTTCTGGATTTGTTTCATCCATTAGAACTCCTTTTCTGGAAATATTATGGTTTATAGGGGGCGATGCCCCCTACTCTTTATTTGATTTTGTCAATCTCATAAACAATGTCACACCATTTTGAGCGAGCGATACGATTTCGCCACGAGGTCAATTGTTCAAAAGAACCGTTAACCTTTAACCCGATATGTGCTTTCACCTGTTCAAGAGTGACCATATCCTTTTGAAGAAACTGATGCCTTGCAAATACATGGCGATAGTTCCTTTCATCAATATTCGGTATACCGATTGATCCTGCACAACCAATTATTAAATAATTAGTTACATCAGAGTAAGGAAGACCGACTAGCCGTCTTCCAACTGAGTCTGTTGTTTCTTCCTTATTGAAACAAACAGTATCACGATTTTTGATATCTCGGATATCTACATCTAAAGTCATAATATTTCCTTTGTTGGATTGTATATCATCTTGGTAGACTCTCTCTTTCCTTTCCGTAGTATGTTCCGGTTTGGAGGTTGTCGGTCTGTTGCTCAACCAAGCTTGATATAATTCTAATATAAACATTATAAAAGATAATACAAGATAATAATTTAATTTATTTTATTTTTTTGTGGATAACTTTTAGCCAACCTCTTCTGCTATTTGTCAACCGTTACTACCCGTTACCTTTCACGTGAAACATATGCCATACTGCTTTTGAGTCCCTAACCTATTCCAAAAGTCAAAACGTTATCCAAGCTACCCCCCACCCCTATTTTTCGGCCCCCGCGTCTGCTGTAGCACGTGCTACAGTCAGTTTTACAAATACAAAGAGTATGATAAAGTTACCATATGAATAAACCATCAGCTGAAGAACTAAAGCTGCTGCTCCGTGAACAGGAATTAATTTTACAAAAAGCAGCACAAAATAATTTTTTAAACTTTGCCAGAGTCATGTGGCCAGACTTCGTTAAAGGACCACATCATGAAAAAACTGCAAACAAACTACAAGACCTGGCAGACGGAAAAATAAAAAGATTAATTATAAATATGCCACCAAGACATACAAAGTCAGAGTTTGCATCATTTTTGTTTCCTGCATACATGATGGGACTCAACCCTAAATTAAAAATTATTCAAACAACACACACCGCAGAACTCGCATACAGATTCGGTCGTAAGGTCAGAAACCTGATGGGAACTGGTGAATATAAAAATGTTTTTGACAATGTTGTATTAAGTGCAGATAGTAAAGCTGCAGGAAGATGGGAGACAAATTATGGTGGCGAATATTTTGCGGCTGGTGTCGGCGGTGCTATTACTGGTAGGGGTGCTGATCTTCTCATTATTGATGATCCTCATTCAGAGCAGGATGCCCTCAGTGAGACTGCTATGGATAGTGCTTATGAGTGGTATACTTCTGGTCCTCGCCAACGTTTACAACCTGGAGGTAGAATTCTCATTGTCATGACTCGTTGGTCCACGAAAGATTTAACGGGACAATTGATGAAAGCACAAACAGAGCCAAAAGCCGATACATGGGAAGTCATTGAGTTTCCAGCGATCTTACCAAGCAACACACCGATATGGCCACAGTATTGGAAGTTGGAGGAACTCGAAGCAGTCAAAGCTTCTTTGACAGAACAGAAGTGGCAAGCACAATGGCAACAGAATCCTGTATCCGAAGAAGGATCTATCATCAAGAGAGAGTGGTGGCAGCTATGGGAAAAAGAGGACCCGCCCGATTTGGTACACCTGATACAAAGTTACGATACGGCCTACAGCAAAAAAGAGACCGCCGACTATTCTGCAATATCGACCTGGGGTATATTTTATCCAAAAAATTCTTACAAGCCTCATGCTATGTTGATGGATTGTAAAAAAGGTAGATGGGATTTTCCTGAATTAAAAAAAGTTGCGATGGAAGAATATAAATACTGGGAACCTGAAACTGTTTTAATTGAAGCTAAAGCTTCAGGTATGCCTCTTACGGATGAACTTAGAAGATTAGGAATACCAGTTGTTAACTTTACACCGAGCAAAGGAAATGATAAGTACGTACGTGTGAATTCTGTTGCACCATTGTTTGAAGCAGGAATGGTTTGGAGACCTGATGAACGATGGGCAGAAGACATGGTGGAAGAGTGTGCTGCATTTCCGTTTGGAGATCATGACGATTTAGTAGACAGTATGACACAAGCTATGTTAAGATTCCGTCAAGGTAATTTTGTGGTTCATCCAGAAGATTACGAACCAGAGCCTTTAGCAATAGGGGTAGAACGAAGTTATTATTAGGAGGCCATATGGCAGAGAGCAAGTCACCGTCAAGAATAGCACAGCTTTTTGATTTATATCAAGACGCTATCGAAGCAGAAGATGACGATAAAATTCAAGAAATAGAATCAGAATTATTTATAATTAGTCCAAAACTAATTTCACCAAGCAAAGGTAAAAAAGGTGGACTGATCACGCCTCGTGGTTTTAAAAGAATGAAAAAAGGCAAAAGAAAAACAACTAGGATTTCATAATGGCTGTAGATAAAAAAATTCAACCGATTCCAGATTTTAAACCAATACAAGAACCGAACCCCGAAGCAGAGATATTGATCGAAGATGCGAGAAGAGAAGCTAACGCAGATGATATTGATGTTATACAAGAGGATGATGGTGGGGCAACTGTAGATTTTGACCCGAACCGTGCACCAATAACCGGTGACTTTTATCAAAATTTAGCGGAAGTTTTATCAGATGACGAGTTAAATGGTATAGCAAGCGATTTAGTCGGTGAATTTAAGGCGGATCGCGATTCACGGTCCGATTGGGAAGACTCATATACCAAGGGTTTAGATCTTTTAGGGTTTAAATATGATGAAAGAAGCCAGCCATTTCAAGGCGCGAGCGGTGTAACACACCCATTATTAGCAGAATCAGTCACACAATTTCAAGCACAGGCTTTCAAAGAGATGTTACCACCGCAAGGTCCGGTAAAAACAACAATTTTAGGCATGGAAACGCCAGAAGTTGTAGCTCAAGCAGACAGAGTGCAGGATTTTATGAATTATCAAATTACAACAGTTATGGAAGACTACACACCAGACATGGATCAGCTGCTTTTTCACCTACCACTAGCAGGATCAGCGTTCAAAAAAGTGTATTATGACGGAACTAAGGCACAATGCGTGTCAAAATTCGTGCCAGCAGAGGATTTGGTTGTAAATTACCTAGCCACGGATCTCGATACGGCAGAACGTGTAGGTCAAATTGTGAAAATGACACGAAATGAGCTACTTAAACTACAAGTTAACGGATTTTATAGAGATATTGAAGTAGAGGAAAGCAACGAAGAGTCTAAAATTCAAGGAAAGTATAATAGTTTAGAGGGTGTAGAGAAAACAGACTACTCAAACAACACATACACGCTTTATGAAATACATTGCAATTTAAACATAAAAGGTTTCGAAGATAAAGACGGGAATACAGGAGAAGAAACAGGTATAGAGCTTCCATACATTGTAACGATAGATGAAGGTTCGAATGAAATTCTTTCTATCTACAGAAACTACAAGGAAGATGACCCACTTAAAAAGAAAATACAATATTTTGTACACTACAAGTTTCTTCCTGGTCTTGGCTTTTATGGTTTTGGTCTTATCCATATGCTTGGAGGTCTATCAAGAACGGCTACCTCCACGCTTCGTCAACTCATCGACGCGGGAACATTATCGAACTTGCCTGCAGGTTTTAAAGCAAGAGGTCTTAGAATTAGAGATGATGACAATCCTTTACAACCAGGAGAGTTCAGAGATGTTGATGCACCAAGCGGAGATTTGCGTCAAGGATTATTACCTTTACCTTACAAGGGACCCGATCAAACATTATTTCAACTATTAAGTTTTTGTGTAGACGCCGGCAAAAGATTTGCAGCCGTCGCTGATATGAAAATTGCAGAAACAAATACAAACGCACCGGTTGGTACAACGCTTGCTTTAATGGAGCAGGGGGCAAAAGTCATGAGTGCTATTCATAAAAGATTGCACTATGCACAAAAAATAGAATTTAAATTATTAGCACAATTATTTTCTACTTCACTGCCACCCGAGTACCCGTATCAGGTCGTGGGTGGCAACCAAACAGTTAAGCAAACAGATTTTGATGATAGAATTGATGTTGTTCCCGTTTCAGATCCGAACATGTTCTCGATGTCACAACGAGTTGCAATGGCTCAATTGCAATTGCAACTTGCACAAAGTAATCCAGAACAACATAACATGCAAGAAGCATACCGCCGTATGTATCTTGCATTGGGCGTGGACAATATTGAGGCGTTGCTTCCCCCACCGCCTCAACCACAGCCGACAGATCCAGCATTAGAAAATTCTATTGCGTTATTAGGCAAGCCACTAAAAGCTTTTCCAGGACAATCACATAAAGCACACATCGATGCACATCGTGCTTTCATGTCTAGTATGTTGGTGAAAAGTAATTTAGGTGCAATGAGTTTATTACAAGCACATATTTCTGAACACGTATCTTTCCAAGCGAGAGAAGAAGTGATGCAAGAAATGGCACCACAATTACAACAAGCTATGCAGCTTCCACCAGAACAACAGCAACAACTTCAAATGCAAATTGAAAGTAAGATCGCTGAAAGAATTGGTGTCATAACAAACAATATGGTTGTTGAAGAACAAGAAATGATGGAAGGTATGGGTGAAGACAGTCTTGTTGAATTGCGTAAAAAAGAATTAGATCTTCAAGCAGCAGAGATAAGACGAAAAGAAAAATCAGATGAAAATCAGATGGCTTTAGATTTATTAAAAGTAAAACAAAAAGAAAAGCTACAGGATGAAAAGATTGACTCTACTGAGGATATTGCTCAACTTAGAGCCGCTGTAACTTTGGAGAAAATGAATGCCGCAAGACGCTCCTAAAAACAATGCTTACGATATCTATAGAAGTGTTCGTGACCGCATAGATACTGAAAACTTAGATGCCATTGAATTTGCAACTTCTTTGATAAATGTTTCTAAAATACTGCTTCATGAGGAAATGCCAGCA